CAGGCGTTGCTGCAACTACCCACACTTTCGCACACAACTTGGATGCTGACTTTGTCACATTCACAGTTCTAGTGGAACGTGCAGGTGGTAAGTACCGCAATGATATCGTATCTGTTGAAGAAACAGATCGCAATACATTGACAGTGCATTTGTCTGAGTCTGCAAAGGTTAAGATTGCTGTTGTAACAATGGCAAATCTATAATCTAGTATAGTTGAATGGGAAGGGTGGGGATAAAATCCCACCCTATCCTTACCTAATGATAGTGAGAGTAATATGAAACAAATGCCAAATCTATGGCTAGAAACGCTGACAACTTTTGATGCAACCCTCGCTCAGATTGAGGTGTGCCTTGACATACTCAAGGAAAATGCAGAGTCAGCAGACTTTTTTGACATTGCTATAAAAAACCAATACAACAGTGATATAGTTTATATGAAGCAGTTCTTTGAACGTGCTGAATCATTAGTGAGAAATTCAGATGAGTAGTAATTATAATACATACATTTGTGCTTGGATTGAGAAAATACAATCGAATATACAGAAATTCAAGGACAGCGAGGACTTCACTGATGCTGATAAAATTGAATTCATTACTCACCAGTATCATTTATTGATGCTGATAAACAAAGCCCTGATAGGGCAGGTTTTATTTGTTGGTGCCAAGCCCATTGGCGATCAATTATAACAAAACATAGGATAAACAATGTCAGAACAAATTAGAGTTTTAGGAGATGTAAGTCTCAGGGGCGATCTAAGTTTTGGATCGAACTATGAGTCCTTCCCATCGAATCCTTCACCACGCACACTAGCAATAAAGGACGGAATTCCGTACCTCTATACAGAATTGATAAATGGTTCAGGGTTTTTCACCTGGCAACCAATCGGTATCAAACAAGCATCATATCTACATTCCCAAGGTGTTGCAAGTACCTCTTGGACAGTAGAACATAATTTCAATACAAACAATTTTGCGTACTTTGTATACAATGCTAATCATGTTCTAGTACTTGCTGGAATGACCATTGTTGATGCAAACACTTGTACAATCAATCTATCATCTGCAATGACAGGAACAGTTGTGTTGTTCTCATTGCAATTCTTGAATTCAGTTGCACTAAGTGTATCTGAAGAAATTGCATTGGGCATAGTAAGCACAGTAAGTTTGAAAGAATCTGGTGGTAAACTAACAGTAAACAATGCAGCAGTTGCATTGGAAGCAGATGTGAATTCTGGTTTAGCAGGTAAATCTGATACAACCCATGTTCACTCATATGCATCATTGACAGGTAAACCTACATTGGTAAGTTCATTCACCAATGACTCTGGTTTCCAAACAGCAGAAAATGTATCAACAGCAATCTCCTTGCTTATCGGTGGTGCTCCAGGTGCATTGAATACACTGAAAGAAATTGCAGACCAATTAGCAGCAGATGAGTCCGGTGTTTCTGCATTGATCACAACTGTTGCAGGTAAGGCAAATATTGATTTATCAAATGTAACAACATTGCCTGCCGGTGTTATTGCTCAGTTGGTCGGTGCAACAGGTGCCACAGGTTCACAGGGTATTCAAGGTGTTGCAGGTCCAACTGGTGCTGCTGGTGCTACAGGTACAGCAGGTGCAACTGGTCCTACAGGTGATCAAGGTACAACTGGTCCAACAGGTGCCACAGGTTCACAAGGTATCCAAGGTGCAACTGGTCCTACAGGTGCCACAGGTCCAACTGGTGCTGCTGGTGCTACAGGTGCTGCTTCAACAGTTGCCGGTCCTACAGGTCCTACAGGTGCCACTGGTCTAACAGGTTCTGATGCCAATGTAACAAGTGGATCAATTGCAACTGCTCTAGGATATACTCCTGCTCAATCTAGTGGCACATCGACCACAGACTTCACAGTTGAAGATTTGACAGTGTATGGCGATATTATGCCAGCAGTACCAGGTGTTTCTAAGATTGGAGATATCAACCATAAGTTTGCGTCTATTTTCACCAAAGAATTGCACATCGATGCAAACACTTTGTATGTTGATGGCGTTGCAGTAATATCTTCAGCTGCGAACACTATGCAATTCTCTGCCGATCTAAACCAAGGTATGCGTATTGCTACCACAGGTACAGGTCAGTTGATACTTGATTCCGCAACTGCAACAACAGTAAAAACAAATGGTACAAATGCTGATGTATTGATTCAGTCTGAGGGTCTAGGTTCAACTACCCGTGTTACTTCTGGTGCACAAGTTACTCTAACTGCTCCAATCGTGGCAATTGCCGGTGATGGTACAGTATCTGGTAACCTAACTATCTCCGGTGGATTGACTGTTGCAGGTACAACAACTACAGTAAATACAACTAACCTATCAATCAAAGACAATGTAATTACTCTAAACAAGGGACAGGAAGGATCTGGTGTCACTGCTCGTTACTCTGGTCTTGATATTGACCGTGGCGATCTAGCACGCCAACGTATTGTTTGGGATGAAACCGCAGGTCTCTGGAAAGTTGGTATAACAAATGAAGAAGTTGCAATTGCCACACAACCGTTTGTCTCTGCTGCAATTACTGCTGCTGCGATGTCCGGTCCAACAGGTGCAACTGGTCCAACTGGTCCAACCGGTTCACAGGGCATCCAAGGTGCAACTGGTGATGCTGGCGTTGCTGGTCCTACAGGTCCTACAGGTGCTGCTGGTGCACAGGGTATCCAAGGTATTACTGGATCAACTGGTCCAACTGGTGCTGCAGGTGCTAATGGTACAATAGGTGTTGATGGCGTTGCCGGTGCTGCTGGCGTTGCTGGTCCTACAGGTCCTACAGGTGCTGCTGGTGCACAGGGTATCCAAGGTATTGCTGGTCCAACAGGTGCTGATTCAACCGTTGCAGGTCCAACTGGTGCCACAGGTCCAACTGGTGCTGCTGGTTCTGCCGCAAGTGTGACAAGTGGTAATATTGCGTCTGCTCTAGGATTTACTCCTGCAGATGTTGCAACATTATCTGCTGTTGCCACTGCCGGTACATATGCATCGTTGACAGGTAAACCAACTGCACTAAGTTCATTCTCGAATGATTCAGGGTTCCAGACTGCTGCCAATGTATCAACAGCAATTGCTGCTGTAGTTGGTGCTGCTCCTGCTGCCTTGGATACACTTGCTGAAATCGCAACTGCACTACAATCAGATGAATCTGCTGCTGCTGCTCTAGTTACTACAGTCTCTGGAAAAGCAAATGCCGACTTGTCAAATGTTGGTACATTGCCTGCTGGTGTTATTGCTCAGTTGGTTGGTCCACAAGGTGCAACAGGTTCCACTGGTCCTACAGGTGCTGCCGGTGCACAGGGTATCCAAGGTATTGCTGGTGCTGCAGGTACTGACGGTGCTAATGGTACAGCAGGTGCAACTGGTCCTACAGGTGCTGATGGTGCACAGGGTATCCAAGGTATTGCTGGTCCAACAGGTGCTGCAGGTGCTGCTGGTGCACAGGGTATCCAAGGTATTGCTGGTCTTACAGGTCCAACAGGTGCAACAGGTGCAACTGGTCCTTCAGGTGCCGGTGGTACAGGTGAATTCTCTGTTGTGTCTGCAACCAATGGTATTATTTTGAATGCTGATACTATCTCTGCATCATATGTAATACCAAGCACTTCAAATGCTATGAGTACAGGTCCATTGACCGTTGCTTCTGGTGTTGCGGTAACAGTTAGTTCCGGTGCTCGTTGGGTAGTACTATAAAAGATGTATAAATATATGAAATAACTACTGCTGGGTGGTGCTGTAAAAGGCACCACCCTCAGTCTCACTTATATAAAAATGATAAAATAGTGATCGTAAAATCCTCCAATCAAATTTACTTGCCATGGTCTAGTACAGATCGGGCATACTGCTGTCCGAAATAATAAGGATATTATATGGCAATCACTTCCCGTGAAGGACTGAAACAATACTGTCTACGTGCACTTGGTGCCCCAGTCCTAGAAATCAACGTCGACGATGAGCAACTTGAAGACCGTATCTCAGACTCACTGGAATACTTCCGTCTATACCATTATGAAGGTATTGAGAAACTGTACCTGAAACATATGGTCACCCAAGACGATATTACCAACAAGTGGATACCAATATCACCAATGGTATATGGTATTACACGAGTACTGCCAATCGTCACTGGGTCCGGTAGTTCAAAGAGTTTATTTGATTTACAATACCAATTGCGGTTGAATGATTTGTACGATCTATCATCAACCAGTATTATCTATTACAGCACTGTGATGAGTCACCTATCGTTGCTGGATCTAATATTGAATGGTCATATTATATACAGGTTCAATCGTATGCAGGATAGATTGTACCTTGACCTAGACTGGACAGCAGATGTGGAGATTGGACACTATGTTATTGTTGAGTGCTATCGTGCACTTGATCCAGTGGAGTTTGTAAAAGTTTGGAGTGAACCTTGGTTGAAACATTATGTGACCGCACAGTTCAAAAAACAATGGGGTGCAAATCTATCCAAGTTTACTGGAATGCAATTACCTGGTGGTGTCACTATTGATGGTGGTGCAATGTATGATCAGGCAATGAATGAAATAAAAGAATTGGAAGACGACCTGATGACCAAAAGTTCGCCACTCGAATTCTACATGGGCTGAAATATATGGCACGTAATGTATATTTCACTCAGGGCACTGCCAACGAACAGTATCTACTCGAAGATTTGATAGTGGAATCGATACAGATCTGGGGGCAGGACTTTACCTATATTCCCCGCACACTGGTTGCCAAGGATGAGATATTGGGAGAGGACAGACTATCAACATTCAATGCTGCCTTTCCAATTGAAATGTATTTAGAAAGTGTTGATGGATTTGAAGGTCAAGGAGCAATGATCCAGAAGTTTGGATTGATGATGGAACAATCTGCAACACTCACTGTATCACGTCGCAGGTGGGAACAATTGGTTGGAAGACTTGGATATGGTCAGTTACCAAACAGACCAAGTGAAGGTGACCTATTATACTTTCCGTTGACTGGTGGTCTATTCGAAATCAAATTCGTTCAGCATCAGGATCCATTCTATCAACTGGGTAAACTATACGTATACAAGTTATCGGTTGAATTATTCCAGTACAGCAGTGAACGGATAACAACTGGTATACCTGCGATTGATGTGTTTGAGACACTGAAATCGTTCACCACTGATATGGATATGAATCTGACAGGTGGTGTAAGGTCAGTCACAATAACAAATGGTGGATCTGGTTATACAATGCCACCCGTTGTTACAGTGCATGGTATTGGCATCGACGCAGAGTTGGTTGCACATATTACTGCCGGCAGTGTAACATCAATTACCATATCGAATCCAGGCAGCAGATACCTGGATGATAGTTACATAACAATGACCGGCAATGCCACGGCAACTGCAGTGTTTGGCATAGATATTGATGTGCCACAATCATATGGCGACAATAACAAATTTGCAGCACAGGCATCTGAGTTTACATTTGATTCAGGTAACCCATTTGATGAAGTTATATATACACCAATAGTACACTCGGCAGACTCAACAATCATACACGCAGATTCCAATCTAATAACAGTGGATACAATATAATGTCAAAACAAACTATAGCACTCGGCGCAACGCCAAATGATGGAACTGGTGATCCACTTAGAACAGCATTCACCAAGGTCAATGCTAATTTCACTGAACTGTATGCTGCTGATTTAGTTCCGGGTCCTACTGGTCCTACGGGTCCTACTGGTCC